CTGCGCCTTCTTAGGCTCCGGGTGAACCGAAGATTCCAAGAGGATCAGACACACCAAAGCTGTAACGCTCACGGGCTTTATAACGGACGTTGCCGGTATCGAAGTCCCCGTCCATGCTGTTTTGCATGGGGGTGCGAACAAAGTGCTTCAGACCGTTAGGCACATCTGTAGTCAGGAACCATGCGTTGGTATCGGTCAAATAGTGATTAACCGTGAAACCTTCTGGGATGGAACCCATCATCTTCAATGCGTTAACGTCGTTGTCAGCCGTTGCCACACGAAGCTCGGTTTGCAGCAAGCGGGTTGCCGTAAACATGAGGCTTGGAGGAACAACCAACTTACGAGGTTTAGCAGCAATCAACAGCCCACGTTCGTCAGTCCACGCAGCGATCTGAATAACAGCATTCTCAAGAGAAGTCTCATTCAAATCGGAGTTGGTAGCAGGACGGTTGCTGTTAACACCACCAGAAACCAAGGGATGCGAAGTAGAAAACAGGGGCTGACCGTCACCATAAGTAACAGCAGCAGAGAACCCGTTATTCAGAACCGCAGCACCTTTAACTTCTTTGGTGTAGTACATCGCACGAGCAAGTGCCTTGGTGTAACGAGCAGACAAGCTGTCGTACAAGTTATCCTCAATCGCCTCTTCAGTGATCGAGAATCCAAGTGCAATGGTTTCGTGTGTGTAACGTGCGGTCCAAGCTTCTTGCCCGTTGTCATAAGCAATGGCGCTGCCTTCGTTTTTAACTGGGGCGGCACTAAAGCCTGACAGCTTGGTTTCTTCCTCGAACGAACGCTCGGAACTCTCGGTTTCGTAGATTTCCTTGTGCTCTTCGCCGTATTTTGCATACTCCAGACCAAACAGTGCGTTAAGTCCAGGGAGCAACTCTTTCAGTAGTTGTGCGCGTGAAATAGCCATTTCTTACTCCCTTTCTTACGCCGCGTGGCCTAATGGGTTGTAGTAAGCATGACCACCCTGCGGAGTATTGCCGCCACCAAAATTAGGCATATTCCACTTAACAATAATTTCAGGATAATAGATCGTGCTACTAATAGTAAATGCTGTATCAGGCACTACGTCAATGATTCGCAACGGCAGAGTCTGCGTTGTGGTTTCGGTAGTGGTGCCAACAGCTTGACGGGAATCACCGGAGATCGTGTCACCAGCATTGTTGATAAGTGCCACATTGCTACCAATAGCGGTGTACTGGAAAGCAGAAGTGGTGGTATCAACTGTAGTGCCAGACGAACAACCGACAACTTGGAAGAGTTGATCGGGATCATCAGCAACATATGCTTGGATCACGGTGCCGGAAACAACTGACACTCCAGGCCAATACTGCGAGAAAGTGGGTTGTTTTGTTGCTGCACTGACATAAGTACAACCCATGAATACACCAGCAAAACCTTCGTTAGGTGCATCAGATTCGTTGGTTGCACGTTCGATAGTGCCATCAGCCACGATTTTGACGGGGTCGCCAAAGAAAATATTCGTCGAATAGCTAGTAGCGATTCGACGCAGGCGAGTTTGTCCGGCAAAAACCTGACCGCCGATCAAATTGACCGGACGTAGCCCGTATGGGGCTGAAACAGTCGGGTAAGCCATTTGGAATTACTCCTACGATTGTTGATTACCGCGTCCAAATGAAACCGTCGTTTTGCGCTCTGAAAACAGAGGCATACGGGGATCATTCTCGCGCATGAAGTGATTGTCAACAGAACGGATCTGAGCTTCAGCTTGGGCTTGATAATAAGCATTCCGCTGATCGACCATTTCTGTTGGCGTTTTGCACAGTAATAACCCGCCCACTACGACATTATCTTTGAAACGAGCAAGATCGTTATCTAGATACATCGAAATTTCGGGATGGTCTTCTGCGCGAACAGGCTCCCAGCCTTCGCGAAGTTTGGATGACACGTTACGTGGATCAGCTTGACCCATCGTACTTACGCGAATCCAACGATAGGTATACCCAGGCTCAGGTGTAGGGTCAGGCAGTAGCGTAGGTGGTGCCCAGCTACGAGGACGCTCAGCTTTAGTGCGGGTATCAAGTTCGCGGTTTACGCGATTTTCAATCGTTTTAGAATCAGCCATTTTGTGTCATTCCTTCCGCCACTTTCCGGGCATATGCTTCAAGAGGGATACGTAACTTCTTAGCAAGCGCCACCTGCGTTTGTGTCAGCGTGATTTTAGTAGGGGCAACGCTTCGACTTGCTGGTGCTACAACATTACTGCTCGTCCGTTTCGGTTTCTCCTCTGCCTTAGCCTGCTCATCAGGAAAGCTTTCGGGGAACTTGCTCCGTACGGTCTTATCGATCCTTTCGTAATACTCATCCGAAGTTGGATCGATGCCTTCTTCTTCGACCAATTGCTCATGCAGCCCCAGAGTGAAGGCAGTCATAAGTCGATTTTTCCCAAACCACTGATTATCTTTACGCCACGCAAGTGCTTTGGGGTCCGACTTTTTCTCTGGAGCGGATTCAGTTTGCATATTTACAGGAATTTCTGTTTCCTGTAAAGAGGGTGCCTTGAAGTTTTCAACTTTATCCAAACGAAGTTTGGCTTGGGTTAATTCTTCTTGGGCTTCAACAATCTGATCGGCATCGCCTGCATCATATGCAGCTTTATATTTAGCCCTCGCTTGAGCCAGCGCATATTCAGCGTTTTGTTTAGCAGTGCCAACTAAAAGTGTTGTGTGGTCACCAAGGTTTTTCTTAAGTGCCTTGTTCTCTTCGACAATCTGTTGAGCAAACTTTAAAGCCTCTTCACGCTCGCGTAATGCAGCTTCTTTAGCTCGACGCTCATCGTGATAACCATGAGATAACTTCTTAATACGCTTTTGTACACCTTCATCGTATTTAGAAAGCTCATCATCAGTGGCTTCACTGACAGGTTCTTCAAGTGGTTTGCGTCCTTTATCAGGCTCTGGCGTGTCATCGATAATCTCAATCTCGATGTCGCTTTCTTTTTTAGCCTCTTTGGTTTCCTCTGCTTCGTGAGGAAACTTAAATTCAGTCTTGTCCATATATCACCTCATGCACGTTGGATGCCACGGGGGTCTTCGACCACCGCTTCAACGGAATCGTCGTTAATAATCCGAAACTCTCGATCATGAATCTTGATGCGAGTGCCTGTGTTTGCACGAGTAATAATGAAATCTCCCGGTTTACACCACGGTCCAGTTGGAAAACGGTTTGGGTCGTTATATGCCATATCACCCAGTGCTACAACAAAAAGCACGTTACTTAGCAGCTCTTCAAACTTAACTGTACTGTCAGCTTTAACAATCCCACTATCAAACTTATTCTCAATATTGGGCAAAGTGCAAAGGATCTTATACCCCTTCACAATTGGTAATTGCTTAGCCTTCTGTTGAACGTCATCAATCACAGCTTGAGCTGCTTCATTCATTTTCAAATTCCTCATATCGTTGCACAAGGTCTTGGACTTCCATCCTTGCACGGCGCAGACCTTGGATGACGCCGCACAAATACTTATATTCAGCAAAATCTTTACAGCTAGCATCACTCATTGCTGCTGCGGTTTCTTTCTCTCGCTCGGCCAATTTGTTAAATAAATGATCAAGCATCATCCGTTCATGCGCCATTAACCACCTCGTTTCATTACAGATTTAAGGATGTCAGCCTGGATCTTCTTGTCGTCACGCTTGTCTTGGCTTTGCAGTCGAATGTTCTCTTTCTGCGCCTCAAGAGCGATCCGTTCACGCTCGTTCTGTAGTCGGCCTTGGGCAAGCGCGACATCCGCTTGATCTTTAGCAGCCTTGCGTTGCTGCTCCAAACCTTTGATCTGAAGTTCTTGCTGTTGCATCTGGACCAACGGATCTTGAGCCATAGCCTGAGCTTCTTGTTGGGCAGCTTGAGATTGATGAATCTGCAAGATCTGTTGGGCTGCTCCTGCTACATACTTAGCCATAGCAAGTTCTTCAGCTTCAGAGATCTGTTGATCAGGTCCGGGTAGTGGCAATCCAATCCGATCTTCGATCTCTTGTCTGTATCTAAACCCTAAGTGCTCGGCAACGTGAGCCATCATCGCAGCTTGCATCTGCTGCGCCATCGGGTTTTGCCCAACAATCTGCATAATGCTTGGGTCTTGTAAGAAGGTCATATGCGTTGTGATGTGAGCCTGATGATCCTGATAGATAAAGGCTTTAAGTGGTGTACCTTTAAGTACATTCATATTCTCAGTAATAGGATCTTTGGGCTTCTGATCATCTGGCATCGGCACAAGCTTGTCGGCGTTGGGAATACCAAGCACATCCAACATCTGCCTATGAAGCCGTGGCATGTCATATAACTGAGGAGCACCCTGAGCAAGCTGAAGTGCAGCTTGATACTGCACAACCCGCTGAGCCATCGTCGAGGCGTTGGGGTCACTTACAGGAATAACTTCTACGATGTCGTAGTCTTCAGCCTTCACCTGCGGCGTGCCATCTTGCGGCACATAGCTATAGTCTGGGCTGGTGTATTCCCTAATAATTTCTTTAAGCAGCTTGAACTCTTCTTTCATCGCTGCATGGATGCGAGCCTGCACAGCACCCATTGTTTTTAACTGCCGCTCCAAGAGAGCCAACGTAGTCCCCACCGGAGCCTGACTCGACATATCGCTGATCTTCATATCAGCCATACCACTAAGTCTTCGCGCCTCTTCGGTGATCTGGTTTAGTAGGGCGAGCAGTACTTGACTTGGTTCTTTGTAGGGCAGCGGTAAGATGTTGTCCCT